CATACTCTAATGCAAATTCATCTGCCAATAACGGTCTATTCACTGGGTTCCCATCACTATCTACCGTCCTGAATATACGACCATTGCTTTCCTCTGCAATAACACGCATTAATGAAATCATACTACGTGCCTGCATCTTCTGATATAGGGATATAGAGTCAAAGTATTGAGCAAGCATTGTAGTAGATTGCTTTATGCGCTGTCTCTGTAGTGAAGCTGATTCTTGTAAGTTCTCAGAGCTACCAAGGAAACCTTTATCAAAGCCTGACACATCATTGAGAGCGGTATTAAACATTGGCAGCATATCACCATAGCCAGACATAGAGATAGGTGTGTGCTTAGGCTGTATCTTATTTGCTGTAAGTGCTCCTGAATTGACAACCACCGCACTACCAGTTTTAGCATACTCTTGCTCGAATAGCTGATGGTCCTCGACTGCATCCTCTTCAATAAGAACGCCACCTTTGGAATTAGATGCAATGATTCTTAGTAATTCAGTTGTAATCTTATTGGAGTATAACGCAGGAACCCTCAGTTGCGTTACCAAACCAAACCATATGCGCTGATTCACATCATAACTTGCAGTCTTGAACTTAATGTTAAATGATTGTTGGTCAATGTTCTTATACTTAGTAAATACTTTCTCACCTGATAGAATGGCAGTGAAGTACACCTTCTTCTTATCTTCTAAGAAGTCTAGCTTTACTCCTATTCCCGCTTGCGTTACTTTAGCTACTAAGGTCTTGATTGCAGGAGTCATGACAAGCGTTTCAGCTTCAGGATCGAACTTAAACGGATCATCTATCTGAGTATTGCGTTCGTCTTTATCCTCATTGTCAGCTGCTATTAACTCAAAAGCCGTGAGCAATTGTTGCGTTAATTCAGGGTCTATTTGAGATAATTCAATCAGTGGGTTATCTGCTCTAAAGTATTTCTCAATCTCAAACCACTGGTAGTAGAATACATTAACAATATCTTTATCTACTCTATCGAAGTCAAATAACACATTGGTAGCTGTTGAAGGATCGAAGAATACATTACTCTCTGATGTAGAAACTGTGCTAGGTTCGAAGTCTGATTCCTCTGCATCTAATAGATCTTCTGCCTCATCAATACGCATCCTTTGTACACGATACACCCATCTGCTATCTATAAGATTGGGCTTGCTTGCTTCTGGATCCCAAAACACTTGTGATGGGTCGATAGCCTCCATGACGATTTGCCCATTAGGATTATCAGCGCTATCATAATTATCATACGTAAGGTTGGTATCAACTGCACCCACGCCAGTTACAACCATGTACAAGTCTTGCAATGACTCCATTTGATCGGCGTTTGCATTCTCTCTTGCATATTCAGAGACACCATTAAGGAAGATACTTTGCGCATCCTGTGCTTCTACATTCTCATTTAACGATTGATACTTTGGTCTGCGTCTGTTCTGTATCATAAATCCAGTAACAGCATCTACGAACGGCTTGACCCTATTGAGTACAACCATTTCCTTGGTTTCATCTGTTATGTTGGTGTTATAGAACTGCTCATCACCAGCCCAGAAACCTAGATTAATTCTATCCTCCGTCTTTTGAAGAGCCAGGCCACGCTCGCTTATCTTGCGTTGCTTTCTGAACTGCTTGACAATTTCTTTATCGCTTTTAATCATTACGCAACCTCTTCTATGGTAGGTAGAAAGAATTCCTTTCCATCACGTTTTATTATTCTTATAGCCTCAGGACTATCCCAGTCACCTTCATCATGATCCTTAGGATAAATCATATACATCTCATTTAATACAGCCTCCTGCTCTTCTTCTGTCATAGCAAGAACGGGATAGAGACTTAACGCTTCGACCCTATCTCCACTGGAATCTTCTAATCGTGTGCAGATCTTCTCTATTTCTCTATATTTCTCATTTTGTTCTGAATAATACAAGTCATCTACTCTAGGTTCAAAGAACTTGTAACTCTCAGGTTTAACAAAGAAAGACATTTCTGATTCTGCTGTATGATCTGTGAATATTTCATCTTTAAAGGTAAAGATCTCTGGTAGACAGCCTACATATCCCGTTGTTCTATGTTCAATATAGAATTGTACACCAAATTCTTGATACATCCATATAGCTTTAATTATACTTGTATAATGCATAGTGGTAAAAAACTTAGTTTTCGGCATTACATGTTCACCCAATTATTAGGTTGTCTTTGAGAATTGTCTATTGTATTGTGGAGAGGTGCCCTGTAATGTTTGTTCCTTAGCTTAGGGAAAATAGCGTTCAAGTCAGGGTCGACTATCCGTGCTAGTGCATCTAACATGTCAGGATGCATACCAACTGGAAACGTTAGCATTTCTCCCTTAATTAATTGTTCTACAAGATCATATTCCTTTCCACTGTAATCAGTATACTCTATAAATGGAGGGAAAAACAATCTTTCTGTTTCCATCAAAGGTATCAACTGCCTGATTCTATCGTTCTTCGACATCTTACCTCCAAGCTCTACAAGTGGGAAATGATAGCCATCTGTCTTTTGTTTCAGCTTTATGAAGTGAGTGTCCGTCATCATACCATACTTCTCATACCCCACCTTGGGAGGCTTACCAGATAGATAGTTCCACTTCTCATGTAACCTGAACAACTCATTAACACGCTCGGTAGGGTTCATCTTATCCCTCACTATATCAAGGAGGTAATAGTTCTTATCGTTATTTAAACCAACTACCATAAGTGCGGTGTAATCGCTTTCCTTCTTCTTTTCATTAGCAGGATCAACCAAGATATAGATGTTCATACTCTTTACAGATAGCTTGCCATGATAATATTGAACCCATTCTGCTTTGAACTCTCCACCGCCAACGGGTACAGGCTCTTGCATATACTGTCCAGCATAAGCATAGGCTCCCATTTCTCTTTCGAGCTGTTTCATTTCCTCCTTACCCTCACGCTCCTTATGAAGATACTCGCCCTCTTCTGCTGTATGCTTCCAGTCACCTATTTGGATAATGGTCTTTTTATTAAAGTATGAAGGAAGCTTTAGATGCTCCCATCCACCTTGCTCTAATAAGTGACCAGTAAGATCTTTTGTATGCAATCGTTGCATAACGATAGTTATAGATGATTTCTTCTTATCATTTTGTCTTGATATCAAAGTTTGATCATGCCACATATTGGCAGTTTCTCTAACTGCCTCGGATAAAGCATTAATTGGATCAACTGGATCATCAACTATAAGATGATCTCCTCCCTCCCCTACTATCGCAGAACCCACAGAACAGCTAATTCTATGTCCTCGCTTGGTTGTTTGGAATTTAGACTTTTCATTCTGATCAGCAGTAATTCTGGTATCGGGAAATATATCTTGATAGAACTTAGATTGAACAAGTAACCTACAATCCACTGAATGCTTAATACTAAGAGATTTAGCGAATGAACCTACAATAATCTTAGCAGATGGATTCAATCCCAATAACCAAGCTGGAAAGAACACGCTAACTATGTTTGATTTCAATGAACGAGGCGGCATATTAATGATTAAGCGGCGTATCTCACCGCTATGAACCGCCTTGAGATATTCCGTGATAGCATCTATATGCCAGTTGTGTTGATACTCGTTTGATGGCTCGACAATATGGAATCCAAGACGCAGGAATGTACCGAAGTCGCTAATACACCAACGTCGTTGTAACTCTAATGCTTGCTTAGGTGTTATCGTTATCCTTTTGAGCATTCATCACTTCTTTATAAGCTTCATCAAACCATTTAGGTATATTTTCTTTAACCTCTTGTAACCATGCATCTTCTCTTTCTGCATTATACTTATTAAAAAGCTGTTCCAATTCTGCTTCATCTAAAAATGAAAAGACCGTTACAGTAACAGTCAAATAAGGATTACCCTTATTAATATCTTCATTCCCACGGTCTTTTGTGATTTGAAAATGTATTGTATCTATATTCAATTGTAGATCTTCTACTCTTTCTTTGACCCATGCACGAAGAAGATCTTTATATTCTTCACCTTTATCAAGATTCCTTGACATTACACTCTCACGCAAACAACCTTTGTGTGAATGCGGATATATCTCTCCTAGATACTCAATACCCTCCATACAATCCCCTGCGCTCTGTCTCTGCATTACCTGTAAGCCTCATCACATTAGTAACAGCCCGTATAATATTTTGAGGTGGTTGATGTATGTTAAGGCACTCAGCAGTATTGAAACGTCCTATAACGTGGATAGTCTGCTCTTGCTTGTTGTAAGTTATCTTCTCTTTGCTACCAACGACGATACTTAACTCATTGAGTAACTTATTCAGGTTGTAAGTACCTCTAGCACCTGAACCCTTACCAGAGTCCCAGGCTATGTAATCGATAATCTCATCATCATTATAGCGTGGCTTATTGTGCTCACTGGTTAGATCAATCTTCATATCAATGTTATCAATGATAAGCTGACTGCCTATCTTCGTTTCGATCTGTCCTGATATAGGATTCTCGAACGTTTCTGTTACATCAGCTACTACTGTTGCTTCTGCTGGTTTGTTTGGTATTCCTCTTGGCATTTTATTCTCCTTTTAATATGTTTTTCTCTGGTAATTCTGGCAATGGCATCCAATGAGTTAATTTAGTACTATGCCAGATCATTTGATTCGCAACCTCACCTGAATCATAAAACCATGTATCATTATTCAATATCCCTAAATCTATAAACTCTCCCTCTGTAACTAACATAGATGTATTCTCTGGTGCACTCTCTATAGGCTGCCATTTATCACTCAACATCCACCCCCATTTTCCCCAAATGTTTCACCAACTCACTACCTAGATTTATATTGTTATCACTCTTACCTTGCTTATTATGCTCTTCATATACCCCGAGGTTTTTACCTAGCATATCCAGGCTACCTCGTGCTGTAGGAAGCTCATTATCTGTCAGACATTTCTCGTACAATCCCTTCGTTTCTGTTATCCACCATTCGATGTCAATACCGCATCTTTCTGCCGCAGTTTGTTGTAATTCCTTAACCCTTTTTTCGATCCTGCCATTACCGGCCTCATATCTACTTGCATGAGCATCATCTTCTTCGAACCCAGCTGCCACATAAGAATCAACCTGAGTCATGCCTTTAGACCGACTTTGTGCGTATAGCTCTTCCTTGGCATTATCAAGTGGTGGCATTATTTACTCTCAGCCTGTATTTTATCAATATTCCCATTCGCTCTTTCTACAATTACATAAAGTTCTATAATTCTCTTGTCATTCATATATGTTTCAACACCGTTAAGCATATCTCCATCTTCTCGAACAAAATGAACTTTTTTAAACTCTTGTCCGTTAAGGCTTGAAAAGCCAAGGGTAACCTCTCGTCCGTTTGCACTAAGATATGTGATCCTTTCTTCCTTAGCATCATCAAGTGATGGCATCTATAATCCTCTCCAATCTCTCTATCCTCTCTTCCAACGCTGGCACTCTATTGTCGTGAGGGCACGTTAGGTGCTGGTTATACTCCTTACCACACGTGGCGCAGATAAATGTATGGTCGTCATCCATCTAAAAACCCCCTCAACAACCGACTATTCTTAGGATGCCGTAACTTTCCTAACGCATTATTTTGTATCATCCTCACCCGTTCCCTAGTAATACCCAACTCCTTACCTATTTGGTCTAAGGTCATATGATAAGCCACTGGCAACCCACCTCTGCCACCAGCTAAGTTATCCCTATGCATTCCTAGGTCCAACTCCCCATCATACTTGCCTGAGAAATTCTCCCCTTCGAACTCCATTATTAAGTATTTAGCTAACCATTTAGTCATTCCTCATCCTCATCCCGCATCATCCTTAAAGCCTCTTCTAGCTTATACCCTAGGAAATACTCTGCAACACTCTTAGTGCTATCAAGTCCGAAATCAAACTCATCAACGAAGTTGTTATCATTAGCTATCGGCCCAAAATCTATCAGTTCCATGTCCACACCTCCTTCGTATTATACCATATTTCCGATAAAATACAACCCCTAGTTAACATCACCTTACTATGATGCTAAGATCGTGCAACTACAAAACGCAGCGATTAAAACCAATATGGAGACCCACACTAATACTCTACCCCATAGATGCGACCTACCCCAGCTATCTGCTATAGCAAAACCCATACATGCAGTGAATACTAAGAATAAAGTAGCCGTTAATAAATTATCAATCATTATCCCTGCTCCCTAGTTAACATCAATCATCACCCCATGGCGTCTCTCTCTTCCTACTTCTTATCCTCCGCATGATAAAACCTGCCACTACTATCATTGCTAATATACCCACTACTACATATCCTATAATCTCACTCGACATTCCTCTCTCCTCTTTATTATTACATCCAATACAATCACCACACTATCTCTAGTGTACTTTACTTGCCGCACTTACTCATCAACTCAAGTATCTTATCATGTATATCTGGTTCACCTATAAACATCACACATACAAAAAAGAACATACCGTAAATTATCGACGTACTAATACTATATACTGCTTGATTCACAACTCACCCTCATCTTTAATAAAACCCTTTCTCTTTGCCAAACTCTACTAACGCGTCCGCTTCTTCTACGACTGCGGTAAACCTCCCATCAAAGGTATCGTGTACATGAGATAACGCCACACTCTGTAGCCGCTTACCTTCTCTCTGCCAATCACTCTTTGTTTTAATAGAACTAAAATCAAACTCATCCATCACTCACCTCTCTTTGTTATTACATCCAATACAATCACCACACTATTCCTAATGCTCTGATACACATGACCTCTCTTATCTTTTATCTTCTCACCACATAAATTCCAATACACCTCCTCTGTTGCTGCTTCTATATCTTCCTCCGTGAACTTCAATCGTGTAGCTCTCCTGTGTGAGTCTTGCCTGTGCTGGTGGGCTTTTTATACTTTGGGATTCTTGCGAATGATATTACACCTTCGCTCATAATCTCCATATCACCATCAGTTCTCCAGTAATATGTACTATTTGTATCTTTTATTCGCTTGGCCAGAAAAACATCAGTGATGTTTTCATCACCTGTTAATTTAATAAGAACCTCCACCCCAAAATGAGGCAGCCTATAGGGATTCTCTACACTGATCCACTCTGGTTGGGGATTCTTTAAGCTCTCAACTTCTTTCTCTAGCTCATCAATCCTTTTCAAGTGCAGATTAACTTTAGCTCGATACTCATCCCTCTCATCACGTAAAGTATGGGGGAAATCATGCACACGTCCCCCCGAATGAGCGCCCATTAAAGGAATACCAAGTTTCGCGTATTGCTCTTGTAACGTTGGTCCACCTTCCACCATTTCAGTCATCTTCACCTTAGTCCCCAACAACTTACTCCAAAATCCCCACATAACTAATCCTCCTTAACGCGGATTACTGCGTTAATCTGATTTACTACTTCACCCCAGTCTTTAGCGTATGCCTTCTTACCGCCTAATACGAGGAGATAACCATCAGAGATAGATTCTATTGTTAAACTACCATAACACTCTATAACTGCCTCTAAGGACTTTCCCCAATTAGCGCGAGCCTCTTTTAACCCCTTCGCCCTTCTTTTAACCTCATACTCTGGTAATTCACCTATAAATACCATTTAATCCTCCTTTCCACTATACTCATCAATAAACACTTGCTCTTGCTTCTTATTCTTCTCTCTATACCATTGATCATGTGCGTCGGTAAAAGCCCCAAAAGCTCTAGCTCTAAGCAAAGCTACTTTAGTATCTAACGGCTTTTCTTCAGATGCAGCAACATATTGTCTCCAAATCCTGAGCTTTTGCTTTAAATCCTCTGACTCAATCACTGCCATCACGCCTCCTATCCAGCAACTCCTGTGCATCCAACACCATTTCCATCAACGTCAAGTCCTGCTTCATATTACTAGCTAACAAGTCCCTCAAATGGTTGTTCTCTTTCTTCAGATGAGTCATAGTAACACCACTGGCTACTTTGACTTCTTGCTCTTTACCTGTTGGAAACTTTATAACGTTCATGACTCCCCCTCATCAGTTTTATAATCCATCACACTACCATCGATACTTGCAATTTCTTTTCCGTTGTATTGAACACTACATGAGTGATCTACTGTTCTCTGTGCCGTACCCCAACATGGCAAAGGAAAGCCAGGTTTTTCTCTTTCTCGGCGAACTAAGTATATTGCATCATTTTCATTTTGAAGGTGGTAGTTACTTATCTCCAACTTTTTTATGCGTAAATCTCGCTCTTTCACCTTCTCTTCAAGCATTGGGATGTAAACTCTCTGACTATTCACACCCTTAATTGTCTTGTATGCTTCTTTTAAGTCCTGCTTTAGAATCTTAATGTCAAGGTCTTTGCTTTTTAACTCCGAATCGAGAAGTTTTCGGTAGAATTCTATATTTTGTTGCGCTTTTTTAATTTCCTCTGCCATGGCAGCAATGAGTTGCGCCATTTGGGGGGCGTGAGCGATGAAGCTTATATTATCTTCGGCCTCTTTCACTCCTTCGGTGGTGTAGCAGTCGGTAACTAACGGGGGAACTCCGAAAAGTTTGTGATAATCATCTGAGACCATTTCTACATTACCGTACCGATCCCTACGAGAGTTCCAATTACCACGGGTCCTACCCCTATCCAACTTCTCCACCTCGGCGGCGCGCTCTGCTAATGTCTTACTCATAACTCCTCCTTATATATCCCAAACTCCACCACGTCCTGCGGGGTCTGCTCTGCAGAGCATATCCCCATATCAACAATACCGCCCACCTTTAACGCCTTAGTAACCAGCTCTGAGCAGAACCAAGCGCCATCATCCTCTTTATTCTTCACGAGATTGCCATATATAGGCACATCCTCGAAGTAATCTATTGCTGACTTAATAGCCTGTTCCATGTCATAAGGCTTATGCTCTTCACCTCGTAAGAACCTTGACGCTGCTAACGAGTTAAACTTTTCCCTAGCATGGTCATTTAAAGGTAACCACCACACCTCACCTTTGTACATTCTAGCCCGTTCAGATAGCGTATTAATTGATACGCCTGGTTTACCTTTGTAGAGCGTTGTTGACTCCCCTACATGTAATATACTATCAATATCCATGCTTTTAACGCCGCCACTGAATAGAGATGTCTGCATAACAATACCAACATGAGACACCTTGCTCTTTGTCTTCCACTTTATAAACCATGAATAAAACCCCCTACCACCGAAGGCTATGACATCCCCTGGTTGTATTAAATGCCTGTACTCTTTGTACTCTTCCTCATCCGATATTATGAACATGGTTGCCTCTCTTGCAAATGACTTATTACATTGTTTAACGTTTCTACCTCTTTTACGTAGTCTGCTATGAGTTGCGCCATCTGGGGAGCGTGGGCAATGAACGACGCATCAGCTTTCCCATTTTCATTTTGAATAAACCCTCCCCAACCTTTATGACCTGTAATTATTTGTTTAGAATTTTCACCTGGCCAATCATCTGTAACTATCAGATAACCATCTCTGCAATCTATCCTGTCTACCTCCCAAATTGCACCCTGCGTCCTCTTTCCATCCAACTCCGCCACTACAGCAGCACGCTCTGCTAATGTCTTACTCATATCTCCCCCTAATGCATTTTATCACAGTCTTCCGTTGGTTTAGCAAGGATACCCTCCATTGTTGTCTTGACTGCTTCCTTTAAAACATCACTATTATGTTTCCTTAACACATCTTGAAGCACATGGAGTAACACGATTACAAATACATGTGCTTCAAGCTTTCTGTCATTTGCTTCTCTTGTTATCAACTTACCAAACTCTTCAACTTGCGCTTCAAACTCTTTCTTCGTCATCTTTTTCATAACACCCCTCCTTAGTATTAATCATCCAGCGCCATCGCCCCAGCCATAGCCATAGCCACCGCCTTCGCCAGAGCCACCGCCAGAGCCACAGCCGTAGCCAGAGCCATAGACCCAGCCACAGCCACCGCCTTCGCCAGAGCCACCGCCATAGCAATAGCCGTAGCCATAGCCCCAGCCAGAGCCACCTGTAAACTCTAAGTTACTAACTTTGCTCATGGTTCTTCGCTCCACGAATAGATTCTTCTGCCTCCTTAGTACACAAAGTTAAAGAATAATCTTCGACAATTAACTTCTCTGCCTCTACTCCCAGCTTTGAATCATCTGAAACGCCATATTTAGCTACACCCTCATACCAAGATACATTCTCCTTAATTGGCCGATGATAATACAAACGGCGTGCATCTTCTAATACAACTCCCGTGTCATCAAGATTAACAACTTTACCAGCGTTAACCCCTTCATTCCGAGTACGGCAAATAACGTACTCCCCTATATATCTAGTATAGATACTAGCTTTATTCGTCTGGTTTGTATTAAACATATTACTAAGCTTTCTAGCTGCACCAATTGTCATATCGTCAATATTCATCTTTAATTCTCCTTATTATTAATCATCAACCACTAGATCCACCGCCATCGCCCCAGCCATCGCCCCAGCCATCGCCCCAGCCATCGCCCCAGCCACCGCCCCAGCCACCGCCATAGCCCCAGCCGTAGCCAGAGCCATCGCCCCAGCCACCGCCCCAGCCATCGCCACCGCCCCAGCCGTAGCCACCGCCCCAGCCATCGCCACCTGTAAACTCTAAGTTACTAACTTTGCCCATGGTTCTTTGCTCCTTAATACCAACCAAAACTCACAACCTCAGTATTACACCCCACACTGCTGATGTCAACTACAATTATACATTATACACCTTTTAAGTAGCCTCAGTAACTTATCCAAAAGTTTTCCTTGCTGCATCTTCATTATCAAACAGCTTACATCCCCAAAGAGATAATCGTTTGTTATCATAAATACCAAAACCAGCAAACTTTCCTTGCGTATCTGCTTTATCACATGCTTCTTGAAAGCTACAAGCTTCTACTTGACAAATAAACTGCGCTACACCTTCGTTTACTGTACAACAGTAACCTTCCATCCAAATATCATACATCATTTTAAGCTACATTTCCTCCCTGTTTCAGCTTCCAGGTCTCTTGGTAGCCAATTTATCCAATACCATCTTAAAACTGCCACTTCCTTCGTTCTCAGGCACTAATGAGACGTTCTTGCACCCACTCATGTACTGTTCTTGCTCTTGAGTAAAGCGAACCTGTGGATATTCTTTGCCTTTAGCGTCATGCATTAAACAATCAAAATACTCTCCTGACTCTTTGATTGAGTACGGAAACGGCTCGTTAGTTGGGCCACCAATACCATTAGCTCCACAAATCACTTCGGCCTGTACATGCGCTGCATCCAAAACCACCCTGAGTAAACACCAATCCCACCGCTCCCTCACCGCTTGCTTGTAGAGGGGGCAGTTAGCCTTGTAGCTCTTAAGGTAAGCTAGGCACATGCTGTTAATCTTGTACTCTCTGGCTTCCCAGGCAAACTGTTTTGATGGACCCACTCGCTTCCCTATTGGCTGCACATATGCCCGTATCTCGTCAATGCTTGGTCTTGACATCCTCTTGTGCTGAGACAAACAACGATCCATCGCGCTCCTAAGCTCATCAGGTGTGTACTGAGCAAATGCATCGACGTACCTCTGCCTCATCCCATCGGTTAAATTGCCATAGCATTCCTCTATCACCTCAACTACATGCGTTAATGCATCTAATTTCGTCATAACCTTTTCTCCTCTAATCGTTCCAAATAAGCCATTTTCTCTTCTTCTGTCATTTCACTGAGCGACCTATCCTTTCCGTTCCTAAGGCTGTAGTCGTCCGTCCACCTCTCATCATTCAACCAGCCTTGAGGATATTTAAGCGGCACGTCCTCGGCTTTGCAATACGCCTTATACTGATCCACACACTCGAGCATTTTATCAATCTCAATCTTCTTGATTGCAACCTTGAACGCTGCGAGTGCCTTCACTCTGTTTTTCTTTAAATCATATCTGTTCCAAAAGAGGGAGAAATGCGCTTCAATATTTTTATTCTTTTCATTCTTATTATTCTTTACATTATTGTATGTGTGCTTCTGTTGCTCTTCTGTTGCTCTTCTGTTGCTCTTCTGTAGGGTAGTCTGTTGCTCCTTTTCTTGGTAGGTTTCATAGTTAGAGATAGATATCTTATTGATAATAGGTGATTTCTGTTGGGTAATCTGTTGCTCCTTTTCAAGCATTTTTAGGAAGCCATCTATTTTCTTCCTCGACCACTGCCATCGAGTTGCTATTTTTTCCCTACTCCATGCAAGCTGTCCTCTATCGACATCAATCCTGTTGCCACGCACGAAGAAATAACTAGGTTTGTGATTAGCTATTAATATTAGATCAACCCATGCCTGGGCTTTGGTAAAAGGCTCACTTAACCACATAGAGTTATCTGTTATTTGACGATGTAATTTAATCCAACCTTCAGACATGAGGTGCCTCTTCTGGCGGTGCGGGTATAGCATAGGTGAAACAAGAAGGAACCCACCCGCACACATAGACAAATTATAAATAAGGAAATATCCTTGTCTCTTCGACCGATGCTACTCGGCATATCCCACCATACCACACTCTACCTAAAGTTGCAACATCCGACGGGTGAAATAAGTACACTCTTTTAACTTGTAGTTAACATGGAAGTCGGTATAATACGCACAAGATAGGTGGTAGCGGTAAATGCTTCTGTATGCTAGAGGACTGACTCTCAGGAGAATGCCGAGCAGAACTCGAGATAACTGTGGGACAGACTAACACGGCAACCAGCCCCTGCCACCACCTATTGCTTTTCAAGACCTCACCAGAGGCCACCACACCAATATCCTAGGGGTGTGGTGTAGTTACCTACTTACCCAGCGTAGTGGAGCGTCTGGACTCCACAAACATTTGATCGTGTTTTGATCCTGGCAGATATACGATAGTCCTTAATCACTAACCTGTATTTCTAATGTATTACAAGTAACATGCTGTAATGTGATGATAATAGTGCTTAAGCGCTATTTGATGTATTGCATGTCGGAGACATAAAAAAAGAGCGCCCGGTTAAGAGCGCCCTTCATGGAGTGTAATAAGAGTGTTAATGAGATGTGCTATCTTATACACATTCAACCATCTTTACAAGATATTTCCTCTAGCAGCTCACTTCTTCTGTGGGGTGGTAATTTCACGATTCTAAATATCAGGTCACCTAACTCTTGGTTATCTAAGATAGCGTTCTTTATCTCCATAGGAACTTTATGCGCTAAAGGGAAAAGCCTTTCCTCTGGTACGTGTAGAACCTTTGCGAATTTCATTAATAGTTCTTCCTTAATAATATTGATCTGCCCGCTTTCTATTTTAGATTGCATTGAAGGGGTTATATCAACACGATACGCTAAAGAACCTTGATTGTACCCTATTGCCTCCCTCTTCAGAGCAATGAACCTGCCTAATTCTCTGAACTTTGTATTTTTCATAATAACACCTTCACATAACAGTTAGTCTAACATATAAACATAATACAGTGATTAACATGGCATTTAATATAATCGAGAGCCATAAAGTATTTTGAAACTTCAACATATCACGATGTAGTTGGGCGAGAGTAAGCATTATTCTCTTGTCGTCTATATCATCACTCATAATAACACCTTCATATCTAAATAGTTTTCATTACGTACCTTCTTAGCACCAGGGATTTGCTTACCAGCCTTTAAGTCCTTCAATAGTCGGACCTTATCTATCGTGCTCGATATCTTCGGCTTGAGATAGTGGTCCGGCAACAATTTTTCATCCTCTATAACTACGACCTCCCTACCCTGAACAGTCTTAAACTCCACACCATCGACGATTGCCGATACAAAACCAACGTCGCTAGCCTTTTCCTCGTCAATAATATTTATGGTGTGTTTAACAGCTTCATTGTAGTAATTCTCCGACTCACCTAATTCCTTCAGAAGAGCAGCCAATTCGGCTTTTCTGCGCTCACACCTCCTTCTATCATCTCCTATCTCTTGTTTTAGGTATAACAGTTCTTTGCATCGTTCATCTATTTCATCCATTATCATCTCCCTTTGACTCTAATAAGCGTCGTGCCCCTTTAGGGTCTTTCAAGATTATAGCTATTAGATCTGGTGCAACTTTATCCGCTTGAGCTAATAGCCAATCAACATCGAAGTGTAACACACGTGCTATCCTCGCTATTGAATGTGCAGAAGGCGGGTCAAAATCACCTCGCTCTATCTTAGATATATACGTAGGAGACAAATCAACCATACCCGCAAACTTTCTAAGGCTAATATCATCTTGCATCCTTGCCTTCCGAATTATAGACCCAAAGGATACTTCATCCATTAGCTATTCTCCTTGAGCGTTGACGAGTTCCCTAATGTTATACGGTGGGTTGGTTAGACGCTCTTTAGTTTCTGCGATGACGTCACTTAGTATATGCTCTGCTTCCCACTCTTCCACAGTTTTGACAACCGCGGGGTAGTTATCAGACTTATCAGTAATCCGAGCCCTCCATTTAATTATTTTCTGATCTGTGTATATCGCCTCAATATCCTCAGGACTGGTAGCCATCCCCATCCTATACGTAAAATCTTCCAACCTACTATACACTGCAATATCCTCCGTCCTTGTCTTATTAATAGCGCTTTGAACAGCCTTATCTATCCTATCTTGGATGTTGTGCTCAGCCGTTCCCTTCTGCCCGTCATCATCCTCTTGAGTAAGACCGACAAGAGCACAGAACGTATAGCGCCTTGCGTAGGTAATAGCAGAGCCTTTCTTTTGTGGTGCTGTATCACTGGCGGTTCCTATATCCCAAATACACCTTAACCATTGATTGGACTTATGCAGCAACAGAGTGTGCATAATATCCCGCCCATTTATAGATATCATAGGATGTGTAACTGATAGGCCGTTTTTTGCTAACAGTGCGCGGGGTGCATTTAGACACTCAGCAAGGTTAGCATAAGTGTTCTTATTCCCTTGATCATCCTTAAAATGCCCCTCTGCATTCTTTGAAGCATTCTCTAGCTCCCCTTGAACCTTACTTAATGCCTCTGCTAGTGCTCCGAACTCCACACTATGTAATTCTGGTATTGGTAACTCTGCCATTAGTTATTCCCCTTTATGTCATGTATTAAATCAAATAAACGCATCATACTAGGATGCAAATCCTTGTGCTGCTTCATCAGTAGAGAACGGTAGTCCCGCTCCTTTGCATATTTTTCTAAATAACCAATCACATCCTGTAGTTGTCGAATATCCCTCTCTATCTCTTCCGTGTGTTCGCGTTCTTCTTCCTCTAAAGCCGTGCGGCCCCAGTCACGATATTCCATCTCATTTTCAATACTATACATAATAACCTCCATGTTTATATCCTTAAAACTACAGTAACATGTACACTTGTGGTTGTAAAGCTCTAATTGTAGAAATAAACTGTGGTTTATATTGACAAAGCGGGGAATGTATATTATAAGTGTATATAGGCGGTGCGGTGCCGAATAAACATAGAGGTACTATTATGATAGGGCCAACAGATGAATGGGGCAGAGTAATAATACAAATGCCTATGTTCTGCGACTCATGTGGTACTAAATTTGAGGGCATAGCATATATAGATAACGGGTCACGTCACTACGACTTAGAAGAAAGCACCTGTCCAGACTGTGGAGCAGTACCAATACTATTAGAGGATGTTACATGACTAACAAAATACACGATTTACCAGAGTTTATAAAAGATGCTGATATACACATAGCGCACCGTATTGCGTATTATAGAGAGGTTGCCGAATTTACTATAAAAGCTTTTTATGAGGGTGGTTTACGAGTATCCTATCAGCAAGGACGTAAATACGAAGCAAGGGATAAAATAGCTAATGGTGATATATCATACACACGTGTTAAGGCTTCAACCTTATATTACATTTCCCATATACTAGAAATCCCTATACAGGACTTCTTTCCTATTGATGCAGGATTTGGGGCTGGCGATACTGACATAACACAAAAGTTAATGTTAAAACTTGCCGACAATTTACGTAAAATTAACGATAAGACTATACTATCACTCTTAATTGGAATTACCGACCAAATCTTAAGAGGGGGGAAACATGATAGTAAACGATTGCCCAAATTGGAGAGTAGTACTAAATGGACTTGAGGTTGATACAGCTAATACGTGGTGTGAGTGTGAGAAGCTGTTAAGACTATATCCTGGTGCTGAGTTGTTTAATTGGTGTGGGGAGGTGTTACGAGATGAGCAAATTAACTATGATACTAACAATACTACTAGTCGTCGGCCTAATAGCCTTTGATCAATCGACCACCTATCAAATGGATAGAGAGGATGCTTCATGGGGTATCGCAGAGGGAATAAGTATAACGCTAAGCCAGTTACAATAGACAACATCTGGTTTGCTTCCCAGAAAGAAGGGAAACGGTACTCAGAGTTGAAGCTGTTACTCAAGGCTGGGGAAATCTCTAATCTTGAGTTGCAACCTAAGTTTGCTATTGAGATAAACGAGATACCTGTATTTGATTATTTCGCTGACTTTAGTTACCTAGAGAATGGAAGAGCAATTATTGAGGATGCTAAGGGAGTTCGGACAGCTCTGTATAAGCTTAAGAAGAAGTGTGTGGAAGCATATTATAGAATTGTAATAACTGAAGTATAATTGAAGGGAATATTATGAAGCTTAAAACACTACTACTAGCCACATGTTTACAAACAGCCATGTTTGTATCATTAGCACACGCAAGTCTAAATAGCGACGGTAGCCACCGAAGCCATAACAACTCGGCAACGGGTGGTAGTGGGGGTACCAGTAGTGCTGCTGGTGGACAGGGTGGCGATAGTAGCGCTGTTGGTGGGCAAGGCGGTAGTAGCAACGCTAACGGCGGTAACGCTACTTCTCAAGGCGGTAACGGTTATGGCGGTGTCGGTGGTAACGGCGGTACTGCTACAGGCGGTACGGGTGGGACTGGCGGCAACCCCGCATCCAGTATATCCGTAAATAACCGCCATAAACGCCAAGTACCAACAGCATACGCCCAATCAGTAGTCCCAGATCAGTCATGTGCGTTGGTGGCAGGCATCGGTGGCGGCAGCACTATAGTATCTATATCCTTCGGGAAGGTTACGTATGACTACACTTGTGTGATGCGGGTTCTAGAGAATATATACAACACGCAAACGGCGCAGAGGTATGGTTGTTTGAGTGATAAGAATATCGCGCTGGCTGCTGGTGCTGCGTTTTGTCCGGGAGTGTCGGAAGTAAACTTTGTGTGTCGGGACAGGGAGTGTATGTGATGAACACTGACTTCGCCACATTAGAAAGCCGTAAAGATAATTGGGATGATAGAGATTCTAAAGCACCAAAACTAAAAGATATTAATCTTGCAAAAGGAGTATTAATTGAAGTTCTTTTGATGATTATCAGGAGTGATAAGGTTTGGATAACCCCGTTTATTTCTAGCGATGAAGACGGATATGTTACCGTGCAATGGAATAGTGGCAAGCATGAGCTGCACTTAGAAATACAAGGGGAATCAGTGGGATATATAAAGGTATGGGGTGTCAATATTGAAACACATATGTTTGTTGGTACTGGTAGAGATACAGATTTCTACGATTCTCTGGGGGAGTTGTGGTTATGGCTAGAAAAGGGATAGGGAGTGTATGTGATGGATAATGATGCTGAGACTAAATTGTACCATGTAGCAAGATCCGCAGTAAGGGAAATATATGACTATCTTGATGTATACCTACCTGAGGATAAAAATAGAGCTAAATATATATTGGTTTTTATTGAAAAGATAATCATGGAGAATGAAGATTATGAGTAGTATTAATAAAGTAATAATTATTGGCAATTGTGTACGTGACCCAGAAATACGCACCATGAACAACGGGAAGCGTGTAGCAAGCTTTAGCATAGCCACATCAGAACGGTGGAAGGATAAGGCTACAGGAGAGCGTAAGGAGAAGGCAGAGTTCCATAACGTTATTGTATATAGTGAAGGGCTTGTTAACGTGGTGGAGTCCTATGTAAAAAAGGGCAGTAAGCTATATGTAGAGGGGGCATTGCAAACTCGCAAGTGGCAGGATCAAAGCGGTAATGATAAATATACTACCGAGATTGTCTTGCAGGGCTTTAAGAGCCAACTAGCGCTTCTTGGCGGTAAGGACGATACAGGTGCAGGGAGTCAAGTAGATACGTCTGATATGTCGCCAGAACAAAGAGCGGCATTAGCGCAAAACTTTGGTGTAAGTGCGAATCAACATAGTGTTGTAAAGCAGGATGTGGCTGTTGACCAAGAGTTAGATGATGAAATTCCATTTTAGCATATTCTTTACGAGGTTACTATGACTAAGCTATACTACACAGACCCGCTTAAGGCTATATGGATGCAAAGAGAATTTGGGGTGAGTTACACTCATATGTACCATAAGGGTAAATTGCGTTATCACGTAGGATATAACGACCCTAGCGAAGACGAGCAGTTCACCGCAAACGACTGGTTTGATTGGATAGGAGAGCAACATATGGATTTTGGTAATACCTCAGATGTACACCCCGACAGTATGTACATATTTGAGCCGATGGCAGGTGATATGCTCCACTTTAAACATACGGGAGTTAGTATCTTATATGCATCTTTCATAGGGTATACGGGTTCAATCTTGAATGACAACGTATACTTAAGTATGGATCTTCATGACAGTGTGGAGATGATTAGAAGTGAAGACGTAATTGCAGTGATACAACGCGACGGCAAAGCGTTCTTTATGCCAGAGGTGGAAGATGAAAGAACTAATACAACAACCTAAAGAGCTATTCAAAATGCATACACCTAACCAACGAGGCATACAGGAAGGGCGGCTTTTAGAGATAGCCTATGATGAGTGCGCTACGGCTGTGCGTAATATAATAGGGAGCTGCGACGATATGCACATCGCTATAGACTTGCTAAGGCAGTCTTGTATGTATGCTCACAAAGGAGCAATGAGTCGACCAGGGAATCGAGAGAAAGGGAATGAGTGAAGATTGGGGTAATTGCGGGAAATGTAAATTTTATTCATCACTAGAAAGTTGCCTAGGAAGTGGGATTGATGAGGGACTATGTAGGAGGTACCCACCAACAATCAAAGCGCTAACCCCTGTGTTAGTCGATCACGAAAATGACCACGCACACACGCCAGACCAAACAGGAACATTCTTATGTGTAGCTGAACATGACTGGTGCGGAGAGTATAAGAAGAAAGTTACTTCTTCTTAGGCTTTGGTTTCGGCTTGTGCTTGGGCATGAGTTCCTTCCTTGTAGAGTTCTAGTTCCGCCTTCCTTCTTATGGTAAGACCCACAAGCGGGACATAGCCCTCTTCTGTCTTAACCTTGTTCCATCTAGGGAACTGTTCCAACACTTCATCGTGCTTACCCTGGTTCACCATTTTAAGTAGAGTAGAATCCCTAAAGTTCCTAGGGCCAAAATTAAACACAAAAGAACACAATGCATCAAAATGGCTCTGGTGTAGAGTAACATCAACCACCCTAGGTATATAGTTCTCAGATGCTCGTATGTCATCGCGCAGCAATATATTAGCACCGTTTTGAGATACGCCATAAGCAAAGTCTTCCCCCTCCTTTAACACATGCCCCCATCCTATCGTCGGTTCCCCAGCAGGGCATATATATACATCAGGTCGGAAGCCTTCAAACCTCTTTATTAGTTCTAAACCTTTATCACTTATTCTCATCACATACCCTTTGCAAAGAATTTAGGAATGTTATAAATCAAAAATGTAACTCCACCCCCCACACCAGTAGCGACAGCGTATAGCCATGCTTGCAATCTTGTCTGATGATCAATTCTACGTTGTATCTTACCTATTTTTTTTTCAGTTAATTCTTTGTTAAGCTTGATTTCTTCTCTAGCTTCATTTTGTGCTTCCACGAATTGTTTCGCAGTTATCTCTCTGAATGCTTCTATCTTGAAATATATGTGCTTGATTTGTTCCGAGTCTGACAGCTGTTTAGCTTTAGTGCTTTGGATATCCTTCAACATGGAAGCATGATCTATTTGGATCTCAGTTACAGTTTTGCTAATGGCCTTTAGCTCATTGTAAATTCTTTCTTCTGATACATCAGGCATATCAACTCCTATTCAGCTCCAAAATCAGGATTAATCGGCATTTGTTTAATATATGGTTGACCTATCTCTATAGTTACATTACCTGATACACCTGCATCAAGTTCTATGAATATTTCATATCGTAGAGTTTCCGTATCATCAACAATGAATAATGGCTGAGTTTCTAATGCCTGAATAGCTGTTTCTGTCTCCATACCCAGACCAATATCACGCATTGTTTCATTACTTAAATTGGGAGAAACATTAAGGAATTTAATATATACACCGAATAACAAATCATCTACAGACGGAAGCCCAATCTTTACAAAACATCCGGCTTTAAACCATTTATTTGTAGTTCCAGAAGGAACGGCAATAGTTTGAGAAATCCTCTGCATTCTTATAAACTTTTCTCCAGATCCACCACCACCACTAGTACATACAAATCTTAACCAATTGCCCCCGAATTGATCGAAGTCCGTAGGAGCGGTAATAATACTCATAACTGCGGAAATATTAGTTGTATCCTCATTATCTATATTGATAGTATCAGGAACTGTTCCTGTTATTCCTGTATCTTTTGTACCACCAGTTCCTGTAAATGCCGCTGGTGAGAACAAATTACCGCATGGGTTATCAGTAGCATCTACAAAATCAATTATATTAGTAAAATAAGTCATACTCCTAAAAGAAGGAATAGAAGATTCTAATTTCGATTTAATGAATCTAGCTCCAGCAGTAGCTCCTTTAGTACTGAAATGCACACTATCACTAGTAAAACCGGTAATCATATCACCAGTTGCAGGATCTACTAGAACCGAATACCAATCGAATAGAAGAAACTCTTTTCCAGTATCTTTATCTAACCTACGCATCCAATCATTAAAAGCCAGATGGCGTAATCTTTCTGCTGTTGTCCAATCTCCAGAACCATCAGTCGCATTTCTTGGCATTATAGGAAGTCCCCACACCGCAGTCCCAGACCCTATAATAGCATTTATCAATTGAACATACTGAAGCTTCATGTTAGCAAGAGTTGTTGCTCCACCTCGTATATCATTTGTACCTACAAGCAACATACATGCATCGGCGTTCAATCCTGTGACTCTTCCTACATCATCTATACATAGAGATATTGTATGACTACTTATACCAGCATCAAAACCCACTTTCTCAAATCCTGCAGGTTTAGAACCTATCCATTTAACCCCATGATAAAACTGTTGCCCCATAAGAGCATTCAATATAGGGAATACACCATTATTACGGGCTGTAATAACTCCAGTGTCAGTATCAGGTGTTGCGTCCGTTCCTGTATGTGCTTGTGCTAAAATACTATCACCGTAAGTACAAACAGTTTTAGTATCGGATAGTGCTTTTATTGATTTGGGTATAGAATTAAAAACCATTATATTACCTCATTTACGCGCGGCGCTCTTGTCTTATTATAAAAGCACTTAAACTAAGACTTCCACCACCACCCGTTATTACACCCCTCACGCTAATTCCATAAGGCAAAGTAAGCGTAACATTTTCATTTGCAGTAATTGTTACTAAAGTACGTGTACTATCGTTCTCATCTATCCAAGTAGTATTATCTACAGCCTGAGTCTGCAACTTGAAACTTGCACCATCAAATGTACCAAATACGCTTAAACGCTGTTCGGCACGGGATAGGTAATTAATTACAGTACTACCATTAGCATTGGTGGTTTGAGCATTGAAAAGCTCTATTCGGTCTGACATTGTTCTTCTCCCTTTCCGTTATTTTTAAGAGCACCAAACATACTCAATAGTAAGAATGGCACGCCAAGTATGATTAATCCTATACTAAAGAGAATACCACACATCAGCATAGACCCATTTATTAACCAAATGATTGTTTCTATTATATCCATTATATACCCGCATCTCCCTCTATTATTCCATTTTTAGCCTCATTTAATATAGCAAGAGAAGCAACATATTTAGATATATCATTAGCTATACCTGGATTGTTCTTTGCTACATTCTCTAATGCTTTTAGACTTTTAGATATATTCCCAGGGTTTATTTGTTTATTAACTGATTTACCAAGGAATCTAATAAAGGATTCGTTTGTAAATAACCTTGCTAATCCGTTGGCACTGGCTACAGTTCCTATTGTAGCCGCAGGGGCTGTAAACAATCCCATTAGGACAGCTCCAAGGGTTACTTGTTGTGCCGTTCCTGATGGATTACGGAAACGGTTAATATCTCTTAGACGAGAAGCTTGACTCGCTATTACATCAATAGATCGTCTTGTTAGATTGCTTTTATCACCAAATAACGCCGTTTTAGCTTCTGGTGATAATTTATTCATATTAGTAAGGAATGTATTTACACTAAATAGATCGCCTGTTGCGTCTTGTGCTCCTGGATTTGCTTTGCCTAAGTTCTTTAGTACAGTTCCTGTTACAATTTCTCTTTCCTGTTTATCTAACGACCGCATGATACGGCCTATTCGAGTGCCACCCAGTTTAGTTCCTTCTAGAGCGGCTCTTAGTACTTTTTCAGGTGCTTCTTGATTTATTACTTTTTGCAAAGAATTTTTTATTCTATCCCGTCCTTGTCTATAGAAATCATTTGTTTTGTCGAACGCACGCAATGCATCATCACCTTTAGCTTGAAAGATAGTTCTCATATCGTCTGTTAGCGCACCATATGCCCGATCTAGTATAGCCTCTTCTTCGCTATCAATAAGTTGCGGTTTGTTTAATTTATTGCCTATTAACGTTCTGTAACGCTTTAATGCTTTATATGGCAATTGACCATTGGCAAGGTTCGCGTCGCTTGCTATATCATTTAATACTTTAAATCCTTCTGAATTCTGAATACGTGCTTGCAATGCTGGTGTTGCTGCTTGTTCTTTTGAAATCTGCTGGAAAAGATTGTTAATATTCGTAGATGACACACTCTCTTCTTTAGATACAAATTTATCCAGTCTATTATAAAGCTTCTCTGAAACTGCACTAAATTTTTCAACAAACTTTCTAACACCACCCTGTATAATTTCACCTGCCTCTGTGTTACTTACTCCCTTCGCGCCACCAAGAGTATCTATATTGCTTTCAATGTTTGCAATTACTCTGCTTGCATTCTTTTCCATAATATCAGATGCTAATGGAAACTTTTCTAGCGTTGCCTCTGCCAATTTAACTACTGGACTATCACTAAGAGCACCTAAACTGGCAATATTGTTTGTTTCCGCAAAGTCTTGAGCTGCTTGAGGATTCACTTTAGCTAAACGTGCTATTCCTCTCCCTATAAATCCTGGAATCTTAGGCAATAAATCTCCCAATTTCCCAGCTAATGCAGGAGCTTGTTGTATAACTTGTTGCACACCAGCTCCTAACACACCACCTAGTCCGGCACCAATAGCTAAACGCTGCTGTCTAGCCGCTATAGCTTCTTCTGTCGTTAATTGCTGTGTTTCTGGCTGTAGACCAGAGAAAGCACCACCTGTTAAGATACCTGCGCCCGCGGCTCCTTTTGCTGTTGCCGGAATAGCACCAGGTAATAATCCTGCCACCTGAAGCGCTTGACCCGCGAATTCTCCTACTGGAGCTGCTATGGGACTTGTTTTGGCAGCTTCCTTCTGTATATCTTCAATCCTCTGGGCAGCGCTTGCTTGCGCCTTTCTTAAAGCACCTACATCAGTACGTCCTAATTCTGCTCTTAACTCTGGATCTTGTATAAATGCTGCTGGATCAGCAAGGAAACCTAATACTTGCCCTACTCTACCTGCAGGGGCTTGCTCGCCACCTCTAGTAGCTGCAATATCAGTAGCTAATTGTTGAGCACCTAAAGGTAACTCTGCTAAACCTGTTAATGCCGCAGTTCCAACATCAGCCGCTGTTTCAAGACCACGACGTATAAACCCAGGCTGTTCAGGCTGTTGAGCTAGAGACTTAGGCTTTCGTCCTAAACGTTGCAAAAGATCTTGATCAGATAATTGACTAACACTTGGAACGGAAGGAGCACCAGGAGCAGTCCTTCCTAGTCTTCTTAATAAGTCATCATTTGAAAGCTCTTGTACTGTTACCATTACAACCCCCTTCTTAAGGCTTCAGCTTCTAGCTCTGATTGAGATGGTTCGCCCGCTAATTGTAAGTCCAATACTACTTGATCGGAAGGTAATCCTGATTTAACAGCTAAAGTGCTGAACGTACCCACTCTTTTATCATGTTGTTTTTGAGCGCGATCAAATATTAGACCAGCTCTCTTCACAAAATCTGCACGGGTCTTTGGAACTAATCTTTCACCAGACAATACCTTATTTAATTGCGCCCTAATTCTTTCCGGAACCCCTGCTGCATTTTGCGCTGTGGCAAATTCTCCTTCTCTTACTGTTGATCCTGGATCTAACGTCTTCATAAAGTTAAATATCAAAGCTATATCACCAGCCGCACTCGGATCTTCTGCAGATGCCTGCACTCTTGAAAATGCATCTCTCTGCGTTATAAATTCCTTAGATAAATTAGTAAATTCTCTTCTTAACTTTCCTACTTGTTCAAACACTTGAGGATCATTAACACCTACACCAGCAGCCAATTGACTTTCTAGTTTATCTGCTTCAAACTGGAACTTACGTGTTTGTTGTGCTGTCTTTCGCGCCTGTGCTCTTTGTAAAGTAGTCTCTGGGGCCTGAGCAACTAATTCGCCTGTCGTAGGTTGTACTAATTGTTCGCCAGGCTTAAGAGTAACAGGTGCAACACGCTTAGGAAAAGCTTGCGCTACAGCTTGTTGTGTTAATTGCTGTGGGGCTAAAGTACCTAAAGCACCTAATACATTTTGACGCTGTTCCTGTGCAATAGCTTGTGGTGAGCCTAACTCCTCCCTTCTAAAAGCTGGGATATTTTGACCAGTTAGAATACCAGGAAGTTGAGCAAGTGCGGATTGTTGCTGCTGTTGTAGAATTTGTTGTTGTCTTAATTTTTCCTCTTCTAGTCGTTGTTGTTGTCTCTTTTGGAAGAATCCTGCCGGATCTTGTCCCGCCGCACCTGCAGCTCCTAACCTCTCACCTATAGAACTAAGGAAACCACCTAAGCCATCTGCCATTATGCTACCCTCCTCATTGTCAGTCCTAATTTATCGTAGTAAACAGCTTTAATTCCGAACATCTCAATAACTGCATCAGGTTGTATTTTCTCTACTTCTTGGGCTATGACCCCTTCGTACTTCTTAGTTTCACCTTTGTATGAGAATTCATAAATATTAAAACCTTTCTCTTTACGTTTAAATTTAATTCCATCTTTTAAATTCTCATCTGAGAACAATGCAGCTATAGAAGCTATTCCGCCAGAGGCATCTCCTATTCGTTGTAATGCTCCAGGTCTTTGAGGACCAGAGCCTATTTGACCACCCCCGCCAGGGAAGCCTCCTAGTATACCTTGTAAGAATTGCAGTTGTTGTAATGGAGCTTGTTGAGTTTGTTGTTGCAACCCTCTAGGAATCTCTCCAAGTTGTAGAGTTCTGAGTAATTGCTCTTGTGGTAATTGTCTTTGCAATTGTCCTGCTCCTAATGCAGCCTGGGCACTCCCAAGTCTCAATCCTCTTGCTCCTTCTCTAGCACCAAACAATCTAGATCCCAATTGACCTAACTGCCCACCAATACCTGTTAAAGCTTGAGCTCCACCTAGTCCTAACTGACCACCTCCCAGTTGCAATTGCGCTCCTTGCAGTTCACGCCCACGCTCCCCAGTTAGACGGCTCAATGCTTGTTGTGATGCTTGCTGGAAACCTTGAGATCTAAGTCGGCCCGATACATCCCCTATTTCCCTAGCAATATTACCGCCTAATTGACTTTCTATAGTTGCCTGTCTTGTGCCCCCGAAAGCACCAGCACCAGTCGCACCAGCTCCTATATCAGCAAATATTCCACGCCCTTGTTCCCTAATATCTCGTGCGGCTCCTGCAATTACTTCACCAGTGAATGGATTTAAGAATTCTGATATTCCTTGCTGCAACTGTTCACCAGTAATAGGTGCTGTCCCTCTTGATATGCCACCTACTGCTCTTTGTACTGCCTGATTAGCCAAGTCAACTTGACCAGGTGCACGGCCTAGAACATCACCAGCAGCACCAAACTGTTGGGCAGCTTGTTGACCAAAGCCGAATGAAGGAAGACCAGGGAGGTTCTGGAGCGCTGTTAATGCCTCTTGTTCACCTGGACCGAATTGAAATGGTTGTTGTAATTGGGTTAACGCACCTTGTTGCGCCCCAGTGAGTGGAGTAGGTGCAAATATATCACTTGGCAACCCTTGCGCTGCTTCTAATTGTCCTAGGAAAGCTTGCTGCACTTCTTCGGGCAGTGTTTCAAAACCTGTAGGTTGTATAACTTGCTTAGGTTTCTTTCCAAATAAACTTCCAAATAAACCCATAATAACTGCCTCTACTAATCTATTGTATTGTATAACAATTTGTTGATTTTGTCATTCTTATTAAAATGACGCTATCGCTACTCTTCTCCATGCTAATACTGAGCTTCCTGTATCTAGTAAAATGTACAAATGTGTACTATCGTAATTAATATCACCTTCATTATCCGTCGATACCACATCGGTAGATGATGACGGGATTCTGTCTCCCTTTCGTCCTGCAATAAATCGATTAGGTAAGTTATTAAAATCCCCAATGTCATTATTACGCAATTCAGTCATCCTATTAATGACATCATCTGCACTTATTAAATTACTCATTTCGGGGTAAGTCTCTGTTGTCATTTAGGACTCCCTATTCTTATTCTCTGGAACCAATCCCCCATTCGCCAATTACCACCTATAACAGCCTGTACCCACTTATATTGCCAAGTTCTATTAGTCTGTCTCATATCTACCTTCCCAGAGGTTGGGGTAACTGTAATGTTTTGTGTAGTTTCAGTTGAAGACACTTGTGAATATTCTCGGGTTGTTTGTGTAACAGTAACATCACCTGTCTGTGTAGAATCAGGTATTAAACCATCAAATTGCACTAGATCTGTCCCATTGGCTGCTTGATATATAGGTGAAGTCAGCGAGAATGATAAAGCAGATCCATCAGCGTCAACGCCCTTCTCATGCCTAAAGAATGCATTAGATGAATCTATTAAATACGGGAATTGTGTCGCATTCCTTGGGTTCTCGGCCGCTGTTCTATCAATAGAGTCAGGAGTCCAATGTAACTCTTTTGTACTGAATTTAACAACTTTGTCAGGTTCTGTAGATGAAGCGCTAGGATAATGGAACCATATTTCCGAGAACTTCTTATTGTACCAAGCAAAACACTTAGATGCTTGTGTTGTATTTATATTAGAGAATACAAAGTCTCTTACATAATTTACACCTGAATTACTCGGAATTGGTTTAGCTACCCCTCCTGAGTATAAGAAGAAGTCATCATTACCCATCCAATACACAATACCATTATGGGAAGCTCTTGCATTCTGTCCTATTATACCGTCTGATACGTCAACTAGCTTAAACTCCCATATAAACGGTCTGCCAATAAAGCGCATAGTCCACAATTGATCGCCTGTGAACAGAAGATTAACACCACGTACATTTGTATGGCTAATAAACTGATTAGAACCCTCTATATCATCTTGCCCAGCGAAATTGGTAGCTGTTGCTGTCCATGTTGTTGAAACACCTTGATCCGACCAGTGCACCCTATTTACCACACCACTCGCACCTAGTGTGACTATAATGTTATCCGAAACAAATACATAATTTACAGCCGTAGGAGCATTAGTAAGCAACATAGGGGCGGTTGTTGTCGCTCCCGTCCAATCATAAACCCCTGTCTGGTTACCAGGAGTAAGTACGACATTATTACCGAATCGGTCAAAACTATAAATTCTAGGTAGTGTTAAAAGGGAACTCCCCGTCTTCGGTACACCGTACAAACCCACACCATTTAGACCTAAGCCATATCCCGTACCGAAACTAGCATCACAATCACCATCAGCTATTTGTATCTGCTCTGCAACGAAGGGGCCGCCCACTGCTGTATTAGAAGCCGTGGCATTAGTTGTTAATATTATATCATATGTATTAGTGGTTTTATTTCTTATGATATGCTCTGCATTTAACTCTGCATCTGTAATACCACCGTATGGTCCTAATGTGGATTCTGATATTAAAACCCTATCACCATCTGTATATCCATGCGCTGTTTTTGTTATTTGTAAGACTGTTGAACCTTCAGTTACAGAAGCACCACCACCACTTCCTGTAGAACTAGCTGATGCCGTTACACTAATTGTATAATCATTTGTAGTTTTACTTCTGACAATATGCTGTGCATTTATTTGGCCTGCAGGAATACCATTCGTTGTTGTCGCTCCTGCAAGTGTTACCGTATCTCCTGCCTCTAAGACGTGAGCTGTACTCGATATAGTTAAAGTAGATGAACCAGAGACAGTAGCAACTGGATTATTGCCTAGAGTCTGGAAGTGATTTACTATATTTGAATGCTCTATGATTACAGCAGCCCCACCACCCGCATTACTTGCTGTCGCCGTAGTAGTTATAACTATATCATAATCGTTCGCTGTTGGATTCGTTATGGTATGGGTATTATTTAACTCTCCTGCAACAAGACTATCAAATGCAACAGCACCTTCCATTCTGATAGTATCACCCGAGATTAGATTATGTCCTGTCTGATTAACAGTTACAGTTGTAGATGTATTACTATCAAGAGGGTCATTCCCTAGTGTTGTTCTGGTAGTTAACTTAGTAGCCTGTGTTTCCACCGTAACAGCAGCACCACCACCAGAACCAGTACCCGTAGCAGCCGTAATCACTACTATATCGTAAGTATTCGTTGCTACATTAGATATTGTATGTGATGTATTGAGTTCTGCAGCAAGGACCCCGTTTACAGTAGCAGCACCTTTAATAATAACATCAGCACCATTAGACAGGCCATGAGCAGTTTGTGTTATCACAACTGTTACAGATGTATTGGTCGTGGCTACTGGATTACTTCCAAGCGTAACTATGGTAGATATTAAGGGAGTGATATTAGTTAGCGTTGTATTGTTTAGTGAGTATAGATTTAGGTGCGTTCCTATCAATGTATAAGATATAGCGGTCGTTCCAACTAATTGAGAATAGAGAGTTCTTGCACATCCTGTTATTGTTGCTCTCTCATTAAATGTTAGAGTATCAAAACCACCTACCTTTTGTGGCTTCCCATTTACAAAACGTATATTACTGGCATCGGTATAATGTCGGGTAGTTAAAGCTGTATTATCCTTGTCCACTCCTGGGACTGCTTCTATAGGTTGGAAGGAATATGTTGCAGGTGCCATTATATATTCCCCGCGTTACTACCTAAGTGTTGAGAATCATCTCTAACCGTTCCTGTTGTACCTGTGGAAATAGGACTACCCCAGGTAAGACCACCGTCTTCCGAAATCATTACTTGCCTACTACTGTCATAAACAAAGAATACACCTTTATTATCTACAGCCACCTTCTGTCCAGTTGTTGCTACCGACGTATTAGTTACTAATGCACTCCAAGTAGCACCTGCATCAGTTGATACAGATATGCCTACATTGAATGTAGGTGAACCATCACCTACTGCTATCCATATTCCCCTGAAATTGGCAATACCTGTGATTTTCTTATTAGCTCCAAAAGGTTGAGTGGTTATAGCAGCCCATGTAACACCTAAATTTGTTGATTTAGCCATACCATTGTTTGCAGCGCCCTCTCCTACAGCTATCCAATTAGAGGTATCAGTAGAGACATCGAAGAATGTAGCAACAACTGGCTGTGTAGTAGCAGCTGTCCAGTTTGCGCCATTATCAGAAGATACGGCTATATTACTACCTTGACCTATTGCTACCCACGTCCCATCCCTATCTGTTGTTACTCCTGCGACATCATTACTCCCAAATGAATCGGTGCTATTTAAACTCCATGTTGCACCATTATCAGATGAAAGGGCAAATCCTCCACTACTACCAACAGCCACCCAGTTTTCTGCTTGATCTGTACTAAAATCATTCACTCTTGCAGTTAACGTTGTAAAAACACTACTGAAAGTAGCCCCATTATCTGTAGACCTAAATATGTCAGTATCTTTGGCACCCATGAAAGTACCATTCGGAATACCATATACACCATTATTTATAGTGGTTTGAGTCGCACTCCAGGTAGCACCACCATCAAGAGAACGAGTGAAATTACTGTCAGCAGTAGCTAACCATATTGTTTGACTATTACCACCCATTATTCCATTTAAAGTAGAAAATAAAGACATAACTTTAACTTATATTGGTGTTTACAAATACGTCTATATTGGTGCCAGCATCACGGGTTTCATATCTAAACTTATCTATAGCCCCACCTGCCTGTGATAAATCAGGAGCGAATCCACCAGGGAATCTAAAGGTAGAGCTATGAGTAATACTGTTAGCCCCACCACCATCCTGTGTATATTCAACCGTGATGAATCCAACCTTGCCCGATGCAGGCAGATTACTTATTGTCACACTAGATATATCACCTGATACAGTGCCGAACTGATAATTTCCATCCTCATAATCTATTGTTACAGCCCCTGATATACTGCCTAGACTCTTGGTGGTTTCTGCTACATCTTTCATATCAGGACGTGATAGCAATTTATCTGCAAAGTTTAAATCAACTGTCTTTGTAGCCGCCTCGCTATCAAGCGTATCCATATTCGTATTTAACTGCCCACCCCATAGATCCTCATCAGTTGGATCATTTACAGCAGGCTTAGTTAATGAAAGATTCGTTGTGGTGGTTGCCATGATTACTTCCTCTTCTTAGGTTTCCTCTTAATAGGCTGCACTGATACAGTGACTTTTATTCCTTTCTTACTTCCACGATTAGAATTATGGCTACTGCCTCTCTTAGCTCTTTCTTTCGGTGTGTGTCCTGGCATTTTAATACTCCTATTACGATAGATCGCCCCAAGCAATCCATTCATCATTTCCTATCTTTCTTATTGTACAATGACCGTTTTTAATTATTTTATTAGTTCCTGTACGGTGTATGTCCACCCCTTCTTCTAGATCCAAAGTAATCGCCGCCGTATGGCAATTGAATATCTCGATAGTATCGTTTACTAAAAACAAATGTGTTGCATCTAACGGAACAGTAAGCGTAACCAGAGCTGTTGCACATTGCATTGTGCCGTCATCTCCTCCACCCAATGTCTTATTTGCAGTTACTTCAATAAACTTCATCTTATTTTAAGAATCCCCAGGCTTAGATTTGATACTAAAATATCATCAGTAGAATCTCTGTTTTCGATCATTACTTTATATTTATTACCATTAACCACAGTAATAAATGTTTGCCCTGTAACATTAGTTAAATCACCTGTCATAGTTGCAGCTACTTCAGTTATACCTATCTTTACGAAACCACCGCCAGTATCTTCAAATACTGCAACTGCTATTTCTCTAGGTGCATTTCCTATATCTCTTGATACCGTCGCGTTATAACGGATTATGCCAGTATAAGACGCACCGAACGTACTTGTTAAAGTATTAGGCGATATTGAGAAATTAAAGCCATTATTTATACTAGAAGCCACTCCCGTTCCTTCAATATCCGTAAAAGTATTAACAAAAGATATAGTCGTAACTGAAGCATTGTCCACAAAGTCAAACGCACCGATAATGGTGTCTCTTAAGGAACTCTCTATGACCTGCCATCTTTTGTTAATGAGTCTGAATCCTACTGTTCTATTATTCAGATCCACAAGATATTCATTCCCATCGTCAAGACTAGAACCATCTCCTGCGTTAGCTGTAATTGTGATATTATTTGCTGCTGCATCACCAAGGTCAAAGAACCAAATTTCCTTATCAGTAGTCATTTCGGTTATATCAGGCAATTCAACAGGGAATGCACCACCACTGCTATCAAGTGCCACATTTTCTTGTACAGAAGTCAGAGTAGCTGCAGCAGTTAGAGTTACATCTATTAGATCTCCTTTCCACTGCGTGTAATTATCTGATTGTAACTTATCAACCATTATTCGACCTGGCCTATATTTAACTTTATATGTGTAATTACTACACCTTCTGTACTCGTATTGTTTTCCATTCTTAGGGCAATTATGTCGCCTTCTTTTAGCTCAGTATGAGAACCTGGTTTAAATGGCGGGCATATAGGACTACCCAACACATCACCTAAAGTTTGAATATCTTTTGAGTCATCAAGATCGACAAATCCACCTCCTGAATCTTTAGTAAACATTATAGTTATGGTGTCTCTTTCGTTCCGCGCATTTACTTCACCACGTACACTAGCTACAAGACGGACAGTAATATCTTTCTTACCTATATAAGTAAGTTCATTACCATCCAGTGTGAATTTACTCAGAAATATAGCAACTGAAGTACCTAGGATAGCCGTAGTAGTATCTATATCCGTAAAAGTAGTAATAATTGTGTTATTTAGAAGTGTTATTTCGGCACCTGTTACCGTACCTCGTGTAAATCCATTGCGCTGGAAATATACTTCAGGTGCATTCACATCCTTACCTGTAGAATCTAAAAAGACACCTCCACTACTAGCATTAATAGATAAAAGCTCGCCTGTTATTGGCCCAGAACTGGTAAAGGCCGAATCTATATCAAATACCGCACTACCCGAATTCCTAGCAAAGAAGATAGAGGCTGATAACGTGATTGCATCAGTCCATGTTCCTTTCCATTCGACACAATTCGTTACTGCTGATGACAAAGGATCCATTGTAGTATTAACAACTGTATGTGCATTTCCACTATCTAAAACTACTTCATTACTAAAACCTTCAATTGTTGAGTGGTTCCAGTTAATCTCTGTAGAGTCATTAATAGTGCCCAGACTATTAAATCCTGATATTATACAGCGTGTTAATGTTTGGATAGATGTTGAACTCGAACTATTGAAATCCCATAACACCGAAGATACATTAGTTGCTACAATTCTCACGTCATCCAATCTACAGAGCTTCATATCCGCTGATTTAAGTAGTGTAGTCCCAGTGAAAGTGAGAGTGTATCTACCCCCTGAGATATCAAAAATGATATTATCATCACATATCAGTGTTTCAGCTAGATCAAAGGCAGCACACAAGGCATATGTCTTTCCAGGTATCAATTGACGCTCACCTGCAATTGCAGCCCCGAATCCCGATGGGGATTTGACACGAATCACATTCTCGCCAAACAAATTAAGTGATACAAAAGACATATGTTATTCCTGCTACATTTCAAGCATTTCTATACCTCATGTAAACTGCCAACTAACGACTGGGCTTATGTATCACCCATATCAGTCCAATTTATTGTAATAGTGCCTGATACATCAAATATCTCTGTTGCACTTATGGTCGCCGCAGTAATAGCAGCATTTAAGCTACATATGATAGCTGTTGAAGCTCCATCGAAAGCCGCTGCTGTTGAATTAATTGTACTATTGACAGTTCCAGATAAATCCCCCGAACCGTCCAAAGTAGTATCAATCTTGGTACATATATCCTGCTCAGTCGAGGATAACACTTCATTATCAGTAGCAGTTGCAGTTGTACCAACCCCTATATCACAAACACCTGAATCAGCATTACTTGAACTTTGAGCTGAGAACTTAGTAAATGTTGCTAGTCCGGACTCAACACGAATATGTCCTTCTGGGAAGGTGAAGAATGTAAATGCTCCATGCCCCCCATTAGCACCGGAATCAGTTACTGTTAATGCATGATCTACAAGAGTAAATACACTCTTTCCTGGAGTATGCACCACTGTGATGCCAGTACCAGTAGTAGTTCCTCCTACCGCTGCATCTGTAAATCTAGTTAATGTAGAGAATGTTTTAGCCCCTGCAATTGTAGCAGCGCCCTCACTTAGTACAAAGTTGGCAGTAGACTGCCCCCCATCCGGGATAGAAACAACACTAGCCTGACCATGATCTGCATTACTTATAGTAACATTAACATCAGAAGAACTATTTACAGCCGCAACTATTAAGGTCCCACTATTGGTAGTTCCAGGATGTAGTTGTAATGTTCCTGCGCTAGCATCAGCACCTAACACTAGATTGCCATTTATAGACTGAGAAGTTCCTTCCGTCATAACAAAACTTGCAGTAGATGCACCAGCATCAGGTATAGTATAAGTTCTAGTTGCTGCTTGTGCTGCATTAGTAATAGTTAAGGTGCTATTTCCTGTGTTATCAGTAGCTTGAATCCTCGTCTTGCCTTTCGAAGCAGTATTCGGGAAAAGTTCAATTCTCCCTAATACTCCACTGGAACCAATCGCGAATGTATTTGTATCATCATAGGATATCTTCGTGGCATCTCCTTTGAGCTCCCCATCTGTAGTGCCGTAAACAACTTCGTTGACTGCTACACCTATAGATTTAGTTATATTCGCCACTGTTGTATTAACAATAGTTCCATCCGATTTGAACTTTGTTACGAGATCAGTTGTGGCACCACTAGTCTCAGTAGTTAGACGCCCTAGATCACCTGCTTTAAATGTTCCACCTACCATTAGAATCTCCCTAGATTAAAATTGAATCTGCCAAAGGAAGACGAGGATTCAAGCTACTGATAACACAGGAAATAGCACCTTAACTATTACTAATGCAGCACAAGCAGCAACTAGAACTTATACTATAC